AATAGGCGACAATCGTACGAACTGCAACAGACCGGCCCGTTTCACCCTCGAACTTTTCACGGCAGGCGGTAATTAGGTTGCTAATCAATGCGTCCTCATCGGACGTATCAACTCTTAGCTGTGCCTTTGCCTCCGCAAGCGTTATCGGCTCTGCGTTTAGGTCTGTTGCAATTTCGTACTTAGGCCACATTGGCGTAGTGTTATATTTTGTTTACGACGGGTGAATGCCGACGCCAACAGTGAATGCCTGGCCGTGTTCAACGGCAACGTCCCAATACGAATTGGTTACGACGCGCACGGTGCCGGTCGTGGCCTGCGTGTAAGGATCAACAAGGATGTCGAGGCCTCCCCATTGGCAAATCATCATTTTCGCCCAGTTTCCGTAGAAACCGTAGTAAGTGCCGCCGCTGGATGGGGTGAGCGTCGAAGTGTTGGCCGTGTAGCCGTTCACCTCGTTCATGCCGTTGTTTGCGCCTTGTGCCAAGTAGATGCCGTTTGCGGACGTGCGTTCTTTGGTTTTGAGCGCACCCATGACGGACGGGTGAAACAGGTATCGCAACGTGCCAAAGTTGGCATCATCGGCAGCGACCAGCGTTTCCATTTCGACCAGCTTTGCCCATGTTGCGGCAGCCTGAAACGTTACGGTATTTACGCCGGATTCAGAGATCAGGCCGGTGATGTTGTCGCCGTTGCCGGAAAGGGCCGCACTGTCGAGTGCGTTCGAAACGCCCTGATTCAAACGGTCACGCACAAAGTTTTCCATACCAATCGTGGATTGGATAAGGATTTGTTTCGAGATGTCCGTGTAACCGGCAAGGCGATTCGGCGCCTATTGGGATCGGTGGCCCGATGATAGCGTTTTTGCCTTACCGCTTTACCCTGTTGTTGGCGTTTCCGATGTGCGATACCTGGACGAAAACGAAGCCACACAAACCGTACCCGTCGCAGACTACACCGTTGATCCGGTAGGCATTACGCCCCGCGTTGTATTGAAATCAGATGCAGATAGGCCTGAAGTTGGCGATTTTCCGAACGCTGTTTTTATTCGCTACGTTGTGGGCGAAGCAGTACCCCCGGAATCAGCAAAGACTTCGATTCTGCTTAACCTGACGATGCTTTACGAGCGCCGGGAAGATCAGAAAATAAACGACAACGAACCCTACACCCGATCAGCCGGATACATGGCATTCAATCATCGTAAACGCCTACTCTGATGCTCAAAGGACTTAACCCCGGCACATTAGACAGGCGTGTGACCATACAAACACGAAGCACGGCAAACGATGCGTACAACACGCCAATCGAAACATGGACGGACACAACAACAGTATGGTGCGGTGTTGAATACCCTAAGACCGGCAGCGGCGAAAACTACGCAGATAATGTGCTTATCGCCTCGCGTGTGGCAATTTTCACCATCCGCTACTACGCTGGATTATCGGCTTCGGAAAACAGACTGAAATACGAAACGGACATTTTTGACATTGAACGAATCGGAGAAATTGGAAGGCGCAATTTTTCACAAGTGACGGCAAAACTCAAAGAAAACGATGGCAGACAGTAGTATGCAGGCACAAATTAACACCCTTATTCGAAGCCTTCAAACAATCGAAAAGGAAGTTAAAAAGGCGGCGCTTCCGGCGCTGACCAAAGCCGCGCGTCCTATTGTAACCGCCGCCCGTAACAATGCCGACATAAGCGAAGCAACGCACTTCAGGTACAATACATCGAAGCTGGTTAAAGGCATTCGAGCGCCAAAAGGTAAAGGGCAAATTGTGGCCACTTACCGGCCCGGAAACCTGAAAGGTTCGATTAAGACAATGCGCTTTCGTCGCTCAAACAGCGCCGTATTTATCGGCCCTATTTTGGCCCGTAGCGCAACAGGAACATTTGGCCCGACATCTACATACGAAGGCGGCATCATGCCGTCTAACACGAGATCAGACGGTTACTACGCCCGGTTTGTGGAATACGGAGCGCCAGCAATCGGTGTGCCGCCACGGCCTTTTATGCAGCCAGCAAGAGATCAGGCAGGGGCGGCATCGTTGCGCCTGGCCGTCGTGGAATTAAAAGCAGCAATCGAAACAGCCGGACGCAAGGAAGGCCAAAAGAACGGAGTACAACAATGAACGCATCCGGGCCAATAGCCGCACTGATAGCCGCCAACGTAGGCGCAAATGCAATTTTTGCAGGACGTGTATATCCTGACAAGATTTTGCAAGGCGCAACGTATCCAGCGGCAGCGGTAAACGTGACCGGGAACATTCCAACCAATTCGAAAACACGAGCCTCGACCCTGGATTTTACACGGGTGCAGGTTGACATATATGCAACAACACCAAGTAGCGCGGCCACGTCGGCAGCTACGGTACGCAGTGTAATTGATTTTTACAGCGGAACCGTAACGCTTAACGGTGGCAGTACGCTAACCATTGACCACATACAATACGAGGGGGAGCAATCGGGCTTTTCAGAGTTGCCCGAACTTTTCCGCGTCATCCAACAATACACAATCGTTTTTGCATGAAAAAGTTACGACTGAATCAGGAATGGGTTAACTGCGGGGTTGCATTCCCTGCCGGTACTGTCATCGGAACACACGACGTAAAGGCCGCTGAAATGGTGGCCGCCGGATTTGGCGTCATTGTTCCCGATGACACACGCATGTACCGTTATCCCGTTGCCGCCCCGGTCGTTGCTAATTGCTTTGCAGAAACCGCTGACAGTATGGAAGTTGTCGAAACGGCAGCGAAAAACATACCGAAGCCATCATCCGTACCTAAGTTTTTCAACAACAAATAAACACAGATCATGCCGAGTACAGGAACTATTCTCGCTAAAAACATGACGGTGCGCATTAATAACACCGTCATCACTTGTCAGGTTAACGCCGAGGTAACGTACTCGACAGAAACCTTCGACACATCTTGTAAAGACAGCGGCGCAACCGCGCAACCACGCCCAGGCACCCGTTCGTGGACGGGCAGCGGTACGTTTCTTTTCGCCGTTGATGCGGCCTTTGGCGCAAAGCAAATCTTTGACCTTCAAAAGGCCGCTACGCAGGTAGAATTGACTTTGGGTACCGGCGTAACAGGAGATTTTGAATTTGTCGGTGACGGCTACTTTACTTCATGGACGCTTGCTTCGAATGGCAACGACGCCGCCGTTGAAGGCAGCTTTGAGATCGCAGGCGTAGGCGATCCAACCTTTACGTCGTAAGAAATCGGGCGGGCAATTACGCCCGCCCTTCACTTTTCATAAATCAGAGCATGACTGAATTTATCGAAATCAACGGGACGCAACACCCGATCAGTTTTACAAATGCCGTATTGATCCTTTACGAGCGTGAACACGGCAGGCCGATGCTTGGCGACTTCAACAAGGTTTACGCCGCTTCGGTTGCCATGATGCAGGGCGATTTTTCGCTGCCTTATGCCGACGCCCTTACTTGCCTTGTTCATATGGGCATTGTCAATGGGTACCGCGAAAAGGGCGAACCTTGCCCCGTAGGCGAGTTTGACGTGGCCGAAATCCTCACAGACTTTGATGTAGTTGCTAAGTGCGTGGGCCTTATGGCGGACGCCCTGGTAAAGCAATCGAAGCCGGGAGAAAAAAAGACGAAGCCGGGAACGACCCCGGCGAAACGGAAGGCAGCCTAAGTGTTGACATAGATCAGTGGCAAAGAACGGCAGCGCAAATGGGGTATTCGGAAACAGAGTTTTTGAGCATGACGCCCCGATTTTTTGCCAATGCCATCGAAGGCTACGAACTACGGCAGCGCGAACAATGGGAACAAACAAGGATGTTGGCATACTTCACCGTAAGCCCGCATTTCAACCCAAAGAAAGCGAACCCGACGCCCGCGAAACTTTGGCCTTTCCCGTGGGATAACGAAGGCAGGCCGAAAATTGTACCGCTTTCAGGCGACGAAATCAAGAAAATACAAGCGGCGCAAGTCGAAAAAATGAACCGGGCAAAAGCAGAAAGAAATGGCAACAATAGCGGATCTTAATGTACGGCTTGGCGTCATCAACGACATATCCAAAGGGCTTGCACGAGCCGAACGCGATTTGCGTAGGTCAGGGCAGCGTATGGCGTCGCTTGGCAGTGAGTTAAGCGTAGCTATTTCGGCCCCGCTTGGCCTCATAGGCGTTTCCGCAATCAAAGCGGCAGGCGACCTTGAATCTTTGGAGCTTGCCCTTAAGAGCCAATTAGGAAGCGCGGAAGCGGCCCGTAAAGAATTGGAACTTTTGCGGCAGTCGGCACTCGCGCCCGGACTTGGTTTCGAACAGGCCGTACGCGGTTCGGTCACTTTACAAGCCGTTGGATTGTCGGCAGAAGAAGCTCGTAAAACCATCGAACAATTTGGTAATGGCCTTGCCATCGCGGGTAAAGGCGCTGCCGAACTTGACGGCGTTATCATGGCCCTTTCGCAGATCAGTTCTAAGGGCATTGTATCAGCGGAAGAAATCAACCAAATAGCGGAGCGGCTGCCGCAAATCCGCACGTTGATGCAACAGGCGTTCGGAACTTCCAACACAGAAAACCTGCAAAAGTTGGGTATTTCGTCGGAGGATTTTATCCGAAAGATTACGTCCGAACTTGAAAAGCTGCCACGCGCAACAGGCGGCATAAAAAACAGCATCGAAAATGCAGGCGACGCAATCAAACAATTCTTAGGCAACTTAGGTCAGGAAATAAACAAAACGTTTGACCTTACTAAGGTAGCGGAAGAACTGTCTAAGTCCCTGAAAGGCGCTGCACAGGCATTTTCAGAACTTGACGCCGATACCAAAAAGGCCATCATCACGGCGGGCGCATTCCTTATTGCGCTTGGCCCGGTGATTAAAATACTTGGCGTCATTCAACTGACTTTAGCGCAAGGCGCGGGCTTGCTTGGCGGTTTTGCGGGCGCATTGAAAAGCGTTGCCGCTGCTGCCATTTTTGCCGCAAACAACATACGCCTTTCTTTGGCGGTCGCAACAGGTGGCCTATTGGCCGTACTTGCCGCCGTAACCGCTGCTGTGTTCTATTTTTCGGACGCCCTGAATTCAACAGCTTTTGCCGAACGCGCTTTTGCCGATGCCACAAAAAGCGTAACCGAGCAAACCGCAGAACAAACGGCGGCGCTTAACGCCAACTTTGCCGTCCTGCTGAATACAAACAGCGGCTACGATGACCGTAAAAAGGCCATTGATAAATTACAGGCCGCTTACCCGGAATACCTCAAAGGCATTGACCTTGAAAAAAAGAGCAACGTCGAACTTGAGCAAATCCAAAACCGGGTAAACAAAGCCATCCTGCAAGGCGTAGCCGAGCGCCAAAAAGCGGCGGCGGTAAACAAGATTTACGAAGAGCAGGCAAAGATACTTTTGCGCATTGCCGAAATACAGCGCACAAATCAGGTAACGGTAAGCGAATCAACGCTTATTGATACGGGCGATCTAATCAGGAACGGAAGCCGGGCCGCGGCGGTAATTGAAAAGCTGAAAGCGCAGGTTGACGGATTAGGCAAACAAGCCACTACGTCGGCTGCCGACTTTGACAAAGCCTTTGGGCTTCAAGGCCGCGCTATTGACTTGGCCGCAACCAAAGAGGCCGATTTAAGGCAGGCATATCAGGACCGCGAAGAAGCGGCACGGGAAGCGGCGGTGGCTGGATTGTTCCTGAAAACATCCACGGATGAAGTTGCGAAGTCGGCAAAGCAATCAGAGTCGGAAATCAAAAAAGAAACAGCGGCGCTAAAAGAGCAGTCAAGGGCAAGGAAAGAGGAAATTGAGCAGCTTAAAAATCTTACCGGCGCGTCGCTTGCGCAACAACCCGACCTGAATCTTAGGGGAAAAACAATACCCGAAATAACCACCGAGTTTGGCGTAGAAGCCGAGCCGTCTTTTGGGGTAATACGGGATGGATTTTTTGCAATTCAAGACTTAGCGGCCTTGACGTCTGAAAAGTTGACTTCATTTGGACTTAACGGCGGTGCGGCATTCGATGCAATAAGAAATAAAGTTCTGACTTTTGGTGAGGCGTTTACGCTTGTTTCTGAATCAGCGAGGCAGACAGGCGACGGATTAACCACGGCGGCGCTTTCGATTTCGGAAGCATTACAGTCTTATGCCGTTGGCGCTGAATCAACCCTTAAAGGCTATGTTTCGGCACTGGCAAGCGCCACAAAGCAGATTGTTAAGTCATTCATTCAGCAAGGCGTTGCGGCGGCGGTTTCAAACTCGCTTAAAAGCCCGTTCTTTATAGCTAACCCTGCCGTTGGCCTTGCCCTTGCGGGCGCTGTTGGTGGCGCGGCGGCAGCGTTGTTTGGATCAATCATTAGCAAAATCAAGCTTCCGGCCCTTGCGCAAGGCGGTCTTGCCTTCGGGCCTACAACCGCAATAGTGGGCGACAACCCCGGAGCGCGGGCAAACCCGGAAGTAATTGCACCGCTTGACAAACTAAAGCAATACCTACGCCCACAGGAAGCGCAAGGCGGCATTGTGGCCGAATTGGTTTTGCGTGGGCAAGACTTGCTTGTTGTAATGAAACGAGCCGAATTATCTAACCAGCGTCTAACCGGAGCAAGGTAATGGCAGAACGTTTCTATGTACAATTCAACGCCAAAGACGAGCCGTTTTCTACACGCTGGAAAATAGAGGTCTGGGATGAGGATTTTGTAGGCACACCCGAAGAAATCCAGCTTGACACAGGTCAGGTGTTGCGGTGGTCTGCAAGCGATGAAAGCAGACACGCGGCCATTCGTGGCAGTGAGCTGTCTTTTAATTTCGTCATTGATTCAGCCGATCAGTTACAGTTCATCTACGACATCCAAACGAGCAAGGAAGGGCGTTTTACCGTCGTTCTAAAGCAAACACTTGCGGAAACGCGGTATTGGGCGGGCGTCATATTGCCGGACATATCAAGCTATCAGGATAGGGATAAAATTGTCTACCAGGTTACGGCTACGGACGGCATTGCAGCCCTTCGAAAGATCGAATACAGGCCAACGGTAAGCACGTTTTACACTGGTAAGGCGACGTTTGTAGAACACATCCTAAACTGCCTTAATAAGCTGTCGTTTGTTACAACGCACTGGACGAACACAGAGGAATTTTTATACACTTGCGTGGATTGGTGGGAAGAAACCCTAACCCGTTCCGACGCCAACGACCCGCTATTTTTGACCGGCGTTGACCATGCCAACTACTACCGATTTGAGAAAGGCGACCAAAAGGCGCTTTCCTGCATGGAAGTGTTGGAAGATATTTTAAAGGGCTTCGGCTGCTACATTCGGCAGGCTGACGGCGGTTTTTGGGTGGAACAGGTTAGTTACCGGCAAAACAGTTATGTAAGCCGGAATTACGACTATCAGGGCAACTACATAACCAACACAAGCCATACGGCACTTAATCAGGTTAACAACGTTTCGCCGGGCTCGATACTTCGGTTTAAGACGCCGGTCAATTACGACTACTATCCGGGCCTGCTAAAATCTATTGTCAATTTCGATACCTATCAGCGGCGGAACATCCTTTCGGGCGCAACGATTGACGAAAATAATACGTCGTACGAAATAAGTAGCCCGGTTTACGACACGCCCGACGGAACGGTTTTGCGTTTCCTCATGGCAATACAGCACAGTGTTAAAAACCTGTCTTATTCCGGCGGCGCAAACAGCCCGATTTATTTGAAGTTTCAGGGAACACTGGAGGTGGAAGATATAACGGGCGGCGATTCGGACTACTGGAAACGTGCCGGGTATTTTCAGCAATTCAGCTATCAGATCGTTTACAGCCCGAACGCGGCAGGCGTATGGCAAGATGACGGCCTTGGCGTGGGCACGTTCGATATTTTGGGCATGATAGGCGGCGTACCTCCAGCGGGGCTTACTACGTCGAACGTGACGATGTTAGACCAAAACCTACCGCCGCTTGAATTGACCGGACAGCGCATTACGCTAAACTTTGACTTCCTGGAATATCGGGATGCTCAAAATAACATCATTGACCCGACCGAACTTGAAATACATTGGGCGGTTACGGATCTTTATTTGGGCACCTATACCGACGGCGTAGCAACCACAGTAAGCGACGTTGACGAATACGAAATCTTAAACGACGAACCGGCATTTAGCGAGGTTTCCGAAATCACAACCAGTATTGGAACGTCTACCAACCTGAATACCATAGGCGCTATTTTCGTTGACAATTCCGGCGCTTGGGATTTGGGCGGTCAATGGGGCGAAGGCGCCACGGCGGCAGTAGATCAGATAGGCTTTGTTTTGGCCCGCGCTGTTTTAGCCGGCCAACTCCTGCCGATCAAAAAGATAAACGCCACGGCGCGGGGATCGTTCAACGTTCGACGCCTGTTTGTATGGGGCAATGCTGATGACCCGGCAAAACTGAATTACCTGTTTCATTCCGGCGAATGGGCGCTTGATAGCAACGAACTATCCGGCCTGTTTCATGAAATGGAATACGGCACCTCGTTTACGACCACGCCGATAAAACGGAAAAAGAAGTTTCTTATCAATCCGGGCGATCAGGGCACGACATTCCCGCCTTACAATCCGGGGGGTAACGCGAACAATCAGCCTGGGTTTTCGCAGCAAAACAACACCCCGCTTGGCAGCGTCATGCACACCAAAGCGCAGGCGTACACGGACGGCGAAGTTTTGGCGGGCGCTCAAACAACGATAGCAATAGGCAGGACGGCTGAATACGGGGAGTTTTGGCAAGGGGAAATAATCTACTTGCAAAATCCACTCACCGGAACCTTTGAACCTTTGACAGTGGCTACCACAAACGCGGCGGGCGATTCATCTATTGACGTTACAGGAACAACGCAAGACAATTACCCGCCGTACGCGCTAGTCATCAAAGAGGAAGTTATTGGGCGCACTGGATTCCCGCGAGGAATTGACGGTCAATTAATGCAGTTTAGTGAGGTTCTGAACAGATGGGTGCCTAGATCATTCAACGATGTATTGGTAAATTCCGGGCTTCCCGAGTGTCTAAGCGATGAAGACGCTGTTGATAACTACGGTGTCGCTGTTGGCGGTTGGTATTTGACGGCACCGGGGCATTTTTCCGTTTCAGCGGGTATGTTAAAAATGGTTACACCAAGCTAAAAGCACACACATGAAAAACATATTTTTTGTTTTACTCCTTTTTTTCGCGGCCCCCGTCGCGGTTTTTGGCCAAACCGTGTTTACTGCCGGGTTAACGTACACCAACGGAGCGCCTACGCATAACCCTGGCAGTACCGGCAGCCGTTATGCGATTGATACGGTTACGTTCAATCTGTATATCCGTAGCTACGGTACGACATGGACGTTAATAGGTAATAATTGGCCACAGGACATAAGCGGCTGTGCCGCCCCTGCCTATACGCCAACGAAATTTCAATCCAAAGTTGTTATCAACGCCTGTACGCCTGCCGAAATGTACATCTGGGATGGTAGCGCATGGAACCAAGTAGGCGGCGCGGCAGGCGTCACCGGCACCGGACTAACAAACCGCCTTGCCTATTGGACGGCTTCGGGCGCGATTGGTTACGAATCCACTTTGCTGGTTGACAGTACAAACAACCGCTTAAAAATTGGCAATCAGGTAGCGCCTGTTCGAACGCTCGACGTAACAGGCGAAGCCCGCATTTCCGACCTAACCACCGACACGCCCACGCGGTTGATCGGCGCTGATGCCGATGGGGATTTAGGGGATGCGGGGAGCGGGGCGGCAAATCAATTAGCACTTTGGAGTGGAGCAGGACAGGTTACAAGTAATGCAAATTATGCATACAGGCTACTGCATGGCGCTTTTGAGATCGGAGGAGTATCTTCGATAAACGTGAACAACAGAACAAGGTTTATTGTTTCTGGGCTAGACACTGTTCCAAATGCCGCAAGTGGTAAGTTTTTTAAAACCACCATTTCAGGATCAATAAGAACATCAAACACAGCGCAAACCGTAGGATGGCAAGGAGATGTATTGCCCGGACTTGTATCTCCCCCTACATTTTTTAT